TGACGCCCGTGCCGCACTACGCGAGATAATCGCATACGCCGACAAATGCGATGACGGTGACGGACACGTTCAGTCTATCGCGCGGACGGCTCTTAAGTAATGGAGGTGATAGGATGAACCAAGTATTAGGAACCATCTTAGGTGTAATTATTGGAATTATTATTGTCGAGCTTGTTCAAAAAATAACAGAAGTATTTTTTAACGATTCAACAATAGCGAAAATAATCATGCTTGTGGTTTTTTTAATTGCGTGGTTTGCGTTTGCATGGAGGTGGTAAATGTTCGAGTTAAAGATTGGTCAGAAAGTTACGATTGAGTGCGTAGCGGACGGCGTAAATGCTAACTGTTCCGCTTGTTTTTTCGATCATCTTGAGTCTTGCGGGAATATTAGATGTGCTACCACCGACCGCAAGAGTTTTCATTACGAAGCCAAGGACGAGGATGGAAAAGTCGTCTATCTCGTGTAACCCAGTCGCTATCCTTACCCGTTGGCTCGCGTATATCGATGCGGGACACCCGTCACCAATGCGCCCGACGTTCATGCGTGCGCTCTGGCTTGCGGACGGGGCGGGCGCGGGGATCGACGCGCGGGCGGTTGAACGTGCGCTGTCCGTATTAGACGGCAAAAAGCCGGAAGTTAGAATTATACAGGAGTGGATATGCAACTTGAAGTAGGAATGGTTTTGTATTGCGAAAGCAGTTTTCCGCCGTCAATCGCAAAATATTTCATTGACAGAGTTACGCCGAAACGCGCGTATGTCGGAAATACTGAATTCGACCGTGAACAAAAACACGAACGTTTTGGAAGCAGGGGGTCTAATAGTTGGGACTCTCCAATTTGGCAAACAGAAAATGAAGAGATAATTGCAAGATATAAAAGATATATTCTTGAAAAAAGGTTCCAGAGGATAACGATCAAGAACTTGGCCGATCATCAGCTCTCGCGCATTGTCGCTATTGCGAACGAGGTGCAACCATGAACGAACCCTACAAGGCATATATACACACGCTTACCGACGCCGCGCTCGCCGACGAGACAGTGCAAGCCGTCATTGACGCCGACGCGCTCAAGATCGAAGCGTGTCGCGCGCGAGTAGGTCACGATGAGTTTATAAAATTGTATAATAAAGCAGTTGACAAGATGACGGGGAAGAGATAATATAACGCAACTATAAGGAGTGACGAAGGATGACAAATGATGAATATAACGCGCACTTAGTTGCGAAGTCGCAAATGGGCGGGCAATATGGATTTGATCCTATATTTATGCCGGACGCCGCTTTCGACTTCCAGAAATCGCTTATTGAATGGAGTGTGCGAAAAGGACGCGCCGCGTGCTTCGCTGATTGCGGGCTTGGTAAAAGTTTGATTGAGCTTTCGTATGCTCAAAACGTTGTGCAGAAAACCAACGGCAACGTACTTTTATTGACACCTCTTGCGGTTGGTAAGCAAATGGAGCGCGAGGCCGAAAAGTTTGGTATCGAGGCGCGCCGTTCTCGCGACGGCAAAATTACCGGAAACATAACGATAACAAACTACGAGCAACTTGATAAATACGACGCCAGCGATTTTACCGGTATCGTGTGTGACGAGTCGAGCATTTTGAAAAACTACGACGGCAAGACAAAAGAAGCGATAACCATTTTTGCGCGAAAAATGAAATACCGATTACTTGCAACGGCAACCGCCGCGCCGAACGATTTTATCGAACTCGGAACATCAAGCGAAGCGCTCGGATATCTCGGGTACATGGATATGCTCGGAAAGTATTTCGTCAACGATCAAAACAACTGCGCGACGAATCAGCGCGGACGTTTTAATGACGCAACAAAATGGCGTATGCGTGGATGGGCGCATGAACATTTTTGGCGATGGGTTGCGTCATGGGCGCGTGCGGTTCGGTTTCCGTCTGATATTGGCTTTTCAAACGACGGGTATGAATTACCCGAATTGAAAGAGTTTGAACATGAGCTTCGCGACTTGTCGAATATGCCGCAAGGTTTATTGTTTAGTGTTCCAGCCGTTGGATTAAAAGAGGTTCGCGATGAAACAGTCGCGACTATTCCAGACCGGTGCGAACGTGCCGCCGAAATTGCGAACGCAACGGATGACTTTATAACTGTTTGGTGCAATCGAAACGATGAGGGCGACTTACTGGAAAAACTTATACCAGGTTGCGTACAGGTTTCCGGGAAGGATTCTGACGAAGCGAAGGAAGAAAAACTTCTCGCATTTTCAGATGGCCAGATAAAGAAGCTGGTAATCAAGCCAAAAATCGGCGCGTTTGGTCTTAACTGGCAACACTGCAATCATATGGTATACTTTCCGACATATTCCTATGAGCAGTATTATCAGGCGGTACGCCGTCATTGGCGGTTTGGCCAAAAACGCCCCGTTAAAGTTGACGTGGTGTATTCAGAAGGAAGCGCGTTTATGATGGACGGATTGCGCGCTAAAAAAGCGCAAGCGATACAAATGTTTGATAAGCTCGTCCAATATATGAATGACGCCGAACACGTCACGATGAATCGTGAGTATAACACGAAACCAGATATGCCCGCATGGTTGCGGTAGAAATAAAGGAGTATCAAGATGATTGCAAAGCAAGTAGTTACGGATCAGTACGCGATTTACAACGGTGACAGTATGGAACTTATGGCAGACATGCCGGATGAGTCTATTCATCTTTCCGTATATTCTCCGCCATTCGGAGGCTTATACCATTATTCCAGTTCTGACCGTGACTTGTCGAATTGTGATAGTTACGCTGATTTTTTCAAACAGTACGAGTTTTTCGTCAAGGAAATTGCGCGCATAACGAAGCCGGGGCGATGCACCGCCGTGCATTGCATGGACGTTCCTTCCGGAAACTCGGGAACGGATTACCTTATCGACTTTCCCGGCGACATTATCCGACTTCACGAAAAACACGGCTTTCATATGGCTTGCCGTCATTTTGTATGGAAGGAACCGCTTGCCGTTCGCAATCGAACTATGCAAAAAAATCTTGCGCATAAAACGCTTGTCGATGATTCAATCGATTGCGGAGTCGCAAGCGCCGACCATGTAATTATATTCCGCAAGAAAGGCGAGAACGAAACTCCGGTGTCTCACCCTACCGGTCTTTCGTATTACGCCGGATCGAAAAAGATGCCGGAAGAGTTATTGCGCTACAAAGGCCACAAAGGAAACCAGATCGAGAACCGATACAGCCATTGGATATGGCGTCAGTATGCGTCGTCTTTTTGGGATGACGTTGTACTTGACCGCGTGTTGCCATTCAAGCCGGGCCGCGACGAGAACGACGAAAAACACGTTCATCCGCTACAGCTTGACGTTATCAATCGAATTATCGTATTGCGCTCTAATCCAAGCGAAACGGTATTTACACCGTTTATGGGCGTTGGTTCGGAAGTATACGGAGCGGTATTGAACGGGCGGCGTGGAGTTGGTTGTGAATTGAAGCCGACGTATTTTGAACAGGCGGTTCGCAATCTGAAAACAATCGATTATGGAATGTATGACGAGCAACCGAATCTGATGTTCGACATGGACGATACTGGCGACATGGACTAAATGAAATACACCCCATTCGATTACCAACTGCGCGCATATACCGATACGCTCGCCGCGTTCGCGGCGGGCAATCGCGCTGTTGGTATTTATATCCCGACGCGCGGCGGAAAATCAATCGTCGCCCTCCAGCTTGTCGAGCATTATATCGACGAGCCGGGCGGCGTATGGTTTATCGCGCATACAAATATTCTTATCAAGCAAATGTCTGATGAGCTAACAGAGAACGGCATACGGCACGCGCTACTCACCCCGCGAAGCCCCGAACTACAAATGCGCGTACAGGTAATGAGCAAAGACACGCTATTTAATCGCATTGATAGGATGCTCGCGTCGGGGTGGAAGCTACCGCGCCTTATTATCGTTGACGAAGCGCATTTATCAATGAGCGCGCATTATCAAGAAATACTCGATAAATGTTCAACGTGCTTAATCGTTGGGCTGTCGGCAACGTGGATACGGCTCGATAAAAAACCATTTAACCCGCCGTTTACGCACCTTGTCATGGGGCCGAGTATCCGGCAACTGCAAGAGCGCGGCGTGTTGTGCACGATTGATACGTTTGTCGTCGAGCGCGCCGCCGATCTTGACGGCGTGCGTAAAAATACGAACGGCGACTATAACCGCAAGCAACTTGAGGACGCGGTTGATAAGCCGTTTATTATTAAAGACGTTGTATCGAAATGGGAACAGCTCGCGAAGAATAAAAAAACGCTGGCATTTTGCGCGGGAATTAAACACGCGCAAGACATGGCCGACGAGTTCAACGCGGCGGGATACCCCGCGCGCGCGCTGTCAAGCAAAAATGCCGACGAAATAAAAGACACGCTTGAAGCGTTCTATCGGAATGAGTTTAAGGTACTTGTCAGCGTCGATCTATTTATCATGGGGTTCACCGTCAAGGATTGCGAAGCAATTATACAGGCAAGGCCGACGCAGAGCTTAATGATTTATTTACAAATAGGCGGACGCGGCCTCATGGTGTCCCCTGGTAAAAAAGCGCTTATAAATATAGACGCGGTTAATAATTTTTTCCGCCACGGACCGATAGAGATGGATCGCGACTGGGATCTTATGGGAAGCCCGAAGAAGCCTATGGATGGAAGCGCCTACAAGCGTTGCCCGCAATGTCAACGCCCGGTGCCAACGTTCGCCACCGTCTGCCCGTTCTGCTCATATGAGTTCCCGCAATCCGTCGCACCCGCCGACCGTAGCCCCGAAGAGGTAGAAGGCGAGCTAGTACCTATATCGTCATTGGCGGTATCAGATAAATCTACGCTTGTAGTCCGTATCGCCCGCGAGGCGCACGATCTTCCAGGCGCTATCCGTGTGGCTAAAAGCATGGGCGCGAACCAACAAGCGGCGTGGTATGCGTGGTGCGTGGTATTGAAGAAACCGGCCAAGGCATGGGCGTAGCATTAAAAACGTACCTAAAATGGTACATATAGTACGCATATGGGCGCAAAATTAAAGAAATGGTACACGTTGCGGGTAATATCTTGTAGTAAAAATATTACCCTATTTTGTGCAAAAATCGTATATAAACCCCTTGCGCTTTCCGTCATTATGACGATATACTAAGTGCATGAGTTAGCGCGATAAGCGCAAAGGATGGATGATATGAAACGCAAGATCGGTGATAAGTTTCCGTTTCGCGGAGTGATGCTTGAGGTGGCGGAGGGAGTTCGTGGATGCGAAGGCTGCTACGGTCTTGATAAAGAGTGCAGCAACTTTCCGTGTTCTGCGGAAACTATTCTAATAGAGCATCAATCTTTCTTCGACGCCTATTCTGCCCTCATAACCGAGGCCGAGCGCGTCGCGAAGCTGGCCGAAACCGACGAACAGCGCGCCGCGTGCGATGAAACGATTGATCGCCTTATCGCCATGCGCGCGAGGATGGCAAAATGAAAAAAGATAACTATCGGGTTATATTCATCGACTTCGAGCAGATCGAACTATGGGCGGGAAGCCAAAAGCAAGCCGAAATACTTGCGCAAGCCGAACGCATTAAGGCCGGGAAGATATACGAGGTTAATTCCGTGGAGGTTATATCATGAAACCATCCCTAACCGACTGTAAGCGGCTTGCCGAATCTATCGCCGTGGATTTTTTCGAGGCGGATATCGACGGCAATCTTGAGGAGATGATCGAACTTGCTACGACGAAGATCGCCGACAAGCTCTACGAGAGCGAACGAACCCTGCTGACCGCCGCGCACCTGGCATATATCGAAGCAATTAAACGGGAGGGCGAGCGATGAAACGCCGCGTAACGCTCGCGGAGATCCTTTACGGCGCGTTTTGTCTCGCCGTTCTTGCGGCGATTATCCTTGCATGGAGGTATATAGCATGAAGCGAATCCATGGACTTTGGTATATAAAAGAATGTGGCGTTTGGCTTGTCGCGGGAACCACGCTCCGCGCGGCGATGAATTACAAGATTCGCGCGGACGAAATAACCCGCGCGATGCAAAAAGCGAGAATGGGCGCTTGACAGATCGCGTCAAGTTGGCCTATACTGATAGAGAAAGGAGCGAACATGACAAAAGATAGTTTACCGGCGGAGTTTCTTGCCGATTATATGACAGAACGCGGCCTGGTTGGCCAGGAAGGAAAGTCGGTCGTAGCCGATCGCACCGCGTCAAGCGTTCGTTCGGTCGAGCGCTGGTTGCAGTATGGTATCCCGAAGCCGAAATGGGCGCTATTGCAGATGAACGGGAAATAAAGCTAACCTGCTAGAGCGTTATGAGAACCATTGCCCGTATGGTTGAAATTGCAGGATCTGGCAAGCGCGAGGCCGTCAAGCAGGACGGGGTAGATGCCGAGGGGTGTGCGTCCCTCAGCCGGGTCACGCCGGACGCGCTTTATAGCTTGCCCGTATGGGCGGCGAAATAACCGGGAAGCCGTTAGTCCCTAGATGAAAATAACGGTATATATTTGTGTAGATATTAATGGTGAGCCGGTCGTCTAAAGTAACGCCGAATCGTTACGAAAGGGGCGCACTTCCTACCACACGCGGAAGCGAAAGCGCAAGGCGACAATTTTGGGCGCGGGGCGAAATGGTTGCGCGCCGTCGTGAGTCGAAAGATGGTCATGACGGACAGATAGCGGGTTCGATTCCCGGCGCGTCCGATATGCCGTATGGCAGAAAATGGCGGGATAACCGGATAGTTTCTACCGTTTCTATCCGGCTCGCCAATCTTTTAAGGAGTATCTATGGATGCACAGAACAGTAAGCGCGTGAGAATCAACGCAGTACAGGACGCGAAGGGGTTTTTCAAGCTGGACGTTACGGCGGAAATTGAGTGCGCGTTCGAGGTTGCGGGCGATCCTGTTGCCATCGCGAGTGCGATGCTTGTACGCACGATAAACACCGCCCGCGCCGACATGACCGCCAATGGCATGAAGTACCTTGCCGATCCGGTGGCCGATAAATAAATGTCCACCGCAACCGTAACCGACGCCGCCTGGCTTGCAAACCCATATACATATCGAAATAATCGTTTATGTACAATGGTAAAAGGCCGTATGGTTCGCGCGGGGATTCCAACTCCCGCGCCACGCAAACAAGCGGATGGGTCTTTCCGCGAAGACGACGACGCCTACAAAGGCGGCGATTTAATCGGATTCGAGGAAGTAAAGATAACGCCCGATATGGTCGGTAAAACGGTTGCGGTTTTTAAGAATATCGAGATCAAGGGACGCGGTGACGTTGCTAAGTCAGGACAAAAACGCTGGCATAATTTCATGTTAGACCACGGTGCGCGTTCAGAGTTTTGGATCGAGCGCGCGGACGGGTCGATTGATATCGTTAAGGAGAAAATGGATGAGAATTAAAATAAACGTGCGCGATGTTATTCACTGGATTTTCAATATAAATAATTTCCGCAAGCAGATCGGATCATTCTATCGCCTGTTGCGAATTGCATATATATGGAATAAAAATTGGCGTTTAACAAACCGTCCTTGGATTAAGTTTGTTGCGATATATTTAACCGAGGATGAAATATGACCCTTCCCCGACGCCTTGAACTCCCTATTGATATCGGCGGTCTTAT